TGGAACCTACAAAGGTTTTAGTATAGAAGCACTTTACAAGGGATTTGAGCAACTTAAACAATCAAAAGTAGAGCTAACACAGACTGACGAAGAAATCGCAATAGAGATAATGAAAATTTTGAAGTAATAACCTATCACTAATCAATGAAAAATGACTACAAAACACAACACACAGTACCAAACACCAATCGAAACTTTAACAAATGAAGACCTAGCGATTGCAGAAGGGCAAAAGGCGATAATTTTTAACGGTAGCAATATGCGTTATGAGGGTTGGAACGGTTCGCAGTGGTCGCCACTTGCGGAGGCGGCAGAAGCTACAGCCTTTGAAAATAGAATAATTGTAAAACAGGAAAACGTAGCGACTACGTTGGGCGGGATTATAGATTCTACTAAAGAATATTTTTTAGACGGAGTCATTGACATGGGGACTACTCAGATAACCGTTCCGACAACTGGAATGACTTTGAGGGGTTATAGCTTCGACATAAGCGGCTTGGTGTCCTCAGAAGACAATTACACAATGTTCACTAGTGAAAGCGCGTTAATAGGCTCAGGGAATCTTTTAGGGGTAGATTATTACGTATCTGTTACAGGTGCAAATAGCAAAGTGTATGAGCTAGTGGACGCAACGGGATTTAATGCTTTTGAATTTTCAAGAATAAATTACATTGACTGTACAGATCTAGGGGAGATAGCAAACTACAGGCAAGGCCTAGAAGATGGAACGGGACGCTTTGGTGGCTCGCCATCATTAAGACTATCGGGGTTATGGCGTGGCGGATATCGTATAACTACCTCAATAGTAAGGGGCTTGGCGGGTACAATGACCAGACCGCTATTTGAGGAGGGGCTAGCGTTTCAAATGAATAGCAGATTTTTAACAGATATTAATTGCGACTTGCCAACATTAGCACCATTTTGCGACTTCACCACTAGTAACTTTACAAACCCTTCTACAGTTCAAATTAAAGGTGCGATCATTAGCAGAGACGGGGCTTTTAATGCTAACGACGCCAATATATTTACTAATTTATTACCCTCTGACCTACCTTGTGATTGGGATAATAATATAGGTATAAATAACACATTTGTAGGTGGTACGATAAATAATACAGCAGAAGTCGAAACAAATATTGTAACTCAGGGCTTAGCAGTAGACTTAAACGGTACTTTTTCAGCAATAGATTTACAGCACTTTGATAGTCCTTCTAACGGAAGATTAAGACATATAGGAATAAACCCGAGAGAGTTTATGGTAAATTGGGATTTCGTTATAGAGGGTAAAGACAATGACAATTACGAGCTGTTCTTGATAAAAATAGATTCTTTTGCAAATGTAACGGTTGAATACACACAAGTGAGAACCGTGAACAACTTTCAGGGAGGCAGAGATGTTGGAATATGGAGCGGTCAAACATCTATAGTATTAAATCAAAATGATGTTGTATTTTGGCAAGTAGCAAACTTATTAGATGACGATGATTGTACTATGGAAGTTGATAGTTCTTGGTCAGTAACTGAGAGATAAAAGCAACGCGAATCGCAAGTCTTTGAGTTTTGAATAAGGGTAATAACCGAAAATAAAACAGAATAGTAACTTTTTAGTTAAACAGGTCACAAACAATTATTAATTAAAATTTTAACAGCATGAGTAAAAAAACAAATTTGCTTAATTCTATTAAAGATTTTGTTGTCGAGTTAACTTCTTATACTGACGAACAAGTAGCAGGAACGCCAGCAACAGAAAAGCCAGTAGAATTAGCGGCAATGAGACTAGAAGACAAGGTAACAGTAATTGAAGCCGAAGTTTTCGAGGCGGGGCAACCTGTTTTCATCGTTACAGAGGACGAAGAAAGAACAGCGTTACCAGTTAATGAAGAAGGTTACGTTTTAGAAGACGGGCAAATCTTAGTCGTAAAAGAAGAGGGTGTAATTTTCTCTATTGGTGAAAAGCCAACAGGAGAAGAGGAGCCAGTAGTAGAACCAATGGAAGAATTAGCCGCGTCAGACGATAAAAACGTTTCGCCAGTAGCTAAAAAAATCGTTGAAGCAGTAACGAGAGAATCTCACTTTTCGAGAGAAGATGTTTCTTTAATCACTAAAAACGTTGTAACGATGTTAGCGGAGGTTGCAGAGGTGGCAGAGGCAAGCGAGAAAGACAAGCGTATCGCTGAGCTTGAGGCAGAGGTTATGGAGCTTAAAAAGGCAGAAGATGAACCAGCAGAAAAAGAGATCAAACACAACCCGACAAAAACGGGAAAGGTTGATTTGAGTTCTATTGGTGAGGGTTCGTTAATGGAATACCTAAACAACTTAAAGTAAACGAAAATTTTTAACAATTAATTACAAACAAAAAAACAAAACAAAATGGCAACAACAACATCAGTAAATTCAAACTACAACGGAGAAGTAGCGGGAGCTATTATAGGCAAGGCTTTTAAAGAGGCTGACACACTTGCAAAAAAATTGGTTACGGTTCTACCTAACATTAAGTATAAAATGTCTTTGCGTAAAATTTCATACTCTAACGGGCGTGTTGATTATGCTTGTGGATTCACTCCAACGGGAGCAGTAACACTTTCAGAAGTTGTTTTAGAACCTAAGAAAATCAAAAACGAGCAAGAAGTCTGTAAAGAAGAACTTTCTCAAATTTGGTCAAGTCAAACAATGGGATTCTCTGCGCATAACGATTCAATGCCAAAGGACGAACAAACAGCATTGTTAAACGAAATCCTTGGGGACACAGCAGAGGCAACAGATCGCGACATTTGGCAAGGTGACGCAACTAACACAGGTGAATTCGACGGGTTCATCACCAAGTTTGCGACTGACGGTAACATTATCAAGCATGGCAACGGTATTACTGCCTTGGGTTCTGCAATCAACAAAACAAACGTTGTGGCTGAATTGGAAAAAGTAACCGCGGCAATTCCACGCGCATTGAGACGTAAAAAAGATATGGTCGTAGGTGTTTCACCTGACGTGGCTTTAGCTTATCAACAATCTTTGATTACTCCGCAAATTACAAACGGTTTGGGAGGTGAAGCGTTACCACTTAAATACGGTTCTTTTGAATTGAACGAAATGAACGGATTGCCTGATAACACAATCGTTGTTTACCAAGTTAAGAACCTTTACTTTGGAACTGGACTGTTGGCAGACCATAACGACATTCGTATCAAAGATATGGACGATTCAGATTTGAGCGGAATGGTACGTTACAAAATGGTTTACACGGCTGGCGTTCAGTACATCAATGCAGGTGAAATTATTTGGTACTTGTCTACTGCTTCATAAGTAGATAATAACAAAACAAAGGGGGTGTAAAAGCCCCCTTAATATTAACTTAAAAATACTAAAATTATGTCATGTGATATAGGTAAAGGGCGCTTAGAGCCTTGCAAGGATTCGGTTGGTGGATTGAAAGCGGTTTATTTTATGAACTACGCAGAAGCGCCAATAGCTGACGTAACTTACGATGTTACAAATACAGACGTAGTAGATAAATTTAATTCTACGCCGTCGACAATTCCAGCTTACAAATTTGAGCTTAAAGGAAATTCAACTTTCGAACAAAATATTACTTCTTCTCGCGAAGCAGGTACAACTTTTGTTGAGCAGGTTTTAAACCTTACGTTGAAAAAGCAAGATTTGAACACGCACAAAGAAGTTAAATTGATTTCTTACGGTAGACCAAAAATTGTAGTCGAAGATAACAACGGTAGCTTCTTTGCAATGGGTATCGAACACGGTGCAGACGTTACGGCGGGAACAATTGTAACAGGTGCGGCAATGGGTGACATGAGCGGTTATACGCTTACACTTACGGCAATGGAAAAAGTGCCGGCAAACTTTATGAACGCAACAACAGAGGCGCAGTTGGCTGACGCTGGTTTAAATGTTGTAGTAGGAGCATAAAAATTAACTTTCCATAAATAAAAAGTCCCGTTAACGATGTTGGCGGGGCTTTTTTATTATCCATGAAAATTGTTTATTAATTAATTAATTGTTTCTAAAAAATACGGTGCTTTTCTAAATAATAAACAAAAAAGGTGAAAAATAGTTTAATATTTATGACAATACTAAAGACAATACAGACACCTCAAACGTTTAAGATAGTTCCTAGGGAGCCTCAAGCGACTAAGATTGAGCTAGTTGACGAGAATACTAACGAGACTGAAACGATCAATATCGCAACCGTAATGGACAGATATTTCCTTGAAATTACTGCCGTATTCTCCTTAAAAGAGGGCGGCAAATACTCTTATAGGGTTTTAAACGGTACAAATGAAGTCTTTTCTGGTTCAATATTTTGTACAGACCAAGAAACAGGTAACTACTCTATAAACGACGGCGTTTACAAAGAGACTGAAACAGATAATAAATTTTTAATTGTAGATTAATGAGTGAAGAAACTAAACAAGAAGAAAGCGTAGAGAACGTAAATGTTCACGTTGTTAATTTGGCTTCGTATGTAAAGCCGAACATTAACGAAAGTATGCAAAATATGTGGATTGAATACGGAGACGACAACGATTATTACGGGTGGTTAATTGCCCGCTATAAGAATTCAACTACTAACAATTCTATTATTAACAACACAAGCCGTCTAATTACGGGGCGTGGTTTATATGCTTTAGACTCTCACAGGCGACCACAGGACTACGCACAAATGAAGGCTTTGTTTAAACCAAGGGATTTAAAAGCGGTTGCGAAAAATCTCAAAATGCTTGGCACTGGTGTTTTTCAATGTGTATTCAATAAGAATCACACCAAAGTTAGAAAGGTTACGGCGGTCAAAACAAAGCTTGTCAGACCTGAGAAATGCAACGAAGATGGCGACATAGAGGCGTATTACTTTTGTAACGATTGGAGCGACACGATTAAGAACGTGCCGCGTAGAATTCCCAAATTTGGAACGTCAAAAGAGAATATCGAATTCCTTGTTATTGGTGAAGACTCAATTGATTTAAAATACTTTAGCGAAGTTGATTATCAGGCCTGTTTACCCTATTGCGTATTAGAAGAAGAAATAAGTGACTATTTAATTAACGATACGCAAAACTCGTTTAGTGGTACAAAGGTGGTAAACTATAATAACGGGATACCAAGCATTGAAAAACAGGAGGAAGTAGCAAGCAAGACAACGGCTAAACTTACAGGCTCTAAAGGAATGAGGGTTATCGTAGCATTTAATGACAATGCAGAAAGCAAAACAACGATTGACGACATACCTTTAAATGATGCGCCCGCTCACTACAAATACCTTTCTGACGAGTGTCAAGCGAAAATACTTAACAATCACAACGTTGTTTCGTCTTACATTGTGGGTATTACGCCAGAGGGTCAGGGCTTCAGCTCTAGCGCTGACGAAATAAGAACCGCGACGAGTTTTTTCTACAATCAATCAGTTAAACCGCACCAAGACACAATCATAGAAGGTATTAACGAAATCTTAGCGTTTAACGGTGTGTCTTTAGACCTGTATTTTAAGAACCTCAATTTACTTGAAACACTCGAAGAGGTTAACGACGCTAAAGAAGATACTAACCTATCTGTTCATTTGTCAGGTTTATTAGACCAATTCGGCGAAGAAGAGGGTGAAGATTGGGAAATTATAGATAGTAGAGAGGTAGACTACGATAACGACGACGCTTTAACGGAGCAATTGAACGAGTTTGAACGCTCACTAACACCGCAACCAACTATTCTAAGCAAGTTAAAAAGCGGCCTAATAGGTTTGGTTAGTTCTGGAACGGCTAGAGCAAACGCTAAAAGCGAGCAGGATGCAGAAATTAACGGTAAATTCTTCAAAGTTCGTTACAAATATGTAGGCTCACAAGGCGGCGACCGTGATTTTTGTAAGGCAATGATGTCAGCGAATAAGGTTTATCGCAAAGAGGACATTTTACAAATGGGTTCAATGGCCGTGAATGCGGGATTCGGTGAAAAAGGCGCGGATACTTACTCTATTTGGCTGTACAAGGGAGGTCCAAGATGTCATCATAAATGGCAGAGAATCACGTATTTAAGCGATTCAAAAGGTATAGATGTCAATAACCCAAACGCAAAAACGATTAGCACAACAAAGGCGCGTTCATTTGGCTATAGAACGGTAAACGATACGAAAGTTTCGATTATACCTAACAACATGGATAAAAAAGGATTTCACCCAAATAACAACAATTTACCGTCAGACGTAAAATAAAAGGATTTAAGACATGGCAGAAGCATTATTTATACAAACAGACGACGTTATTAAGTTCACCGCTTTAAACGGTGGCTTAGACGTTGATAAATTCATTCAATTCGTTAAGATTGCACAAGATATAAACATTCAGGGTGCATTAGGCTCTAATCTATACGAAAAAATAGGCGCGGATATTTTAGCGGGAAACTTAACGGGTGACTACTTAATTTTAGTAAATAAGTACATTAAACCGATGTTGATATACTGGACAATGACACATTATTTACCCTTCGCGAGCTATACGATAGCAAACAAGGGTGTTTACAAGCATGGCTCCGAGAACAGTACAACCGTAGATAAAAACGAAGTTGATTTTTTAGTAAGCAAATCGAGAGACACCGCCGAACATTACACGCAACGTTTCCTAGATTACGTGTGTAAATACAAGTCTAAGTTTCCCGAGTATAGCACTAATACTGAGGAAGATATGAAGCCCGAAACCAACAATTTCTTTGGTGGATGGGTGCTATAAAAAACACATACACACCCAAAAAGTCTAATATAGACAAATTAAAAGCTTTTAAAATCAAATTAAATAAGAAAAAAAATGGCAGTAGGAGACAAGAAGATTAGCGGTTTAAACCCTGCAGGAACGCTTGACGGTTCAGAACCAATAGCAATAGTAAAAGGAGGTGAAACAGTAGCGACTACAACTCAAGACGTAGCGAACCTAGCCGCTTCTGAAAACCTAGGGACTCACGATCTAGAGATTGCAGACGTAGAGAGAGTCGTAAAACTTAACGGGAACGCCGCAACTGACAAGCTTATTATTAACAACGGGGGCAACGACTTGTTAACCTTTAAAGGTGACAACAAGACAGAGCTGGGAGACGCTAATAACGGGCATAAAATCTATTTTAAAGGTGCAAGCGTGGCTCCTTACAATGCTGTACATTTTGAAGGTGGCGGCTATGCTAATAACTTTATACAACAATATCAGGACCAATTCGAAATAAGCGCAACGAACTATTTACTTCTAAAAACTGGGAATATTTCAAGATTACAATGTAAGTCTAGCGGGGTCTTTATAGAAAACGGAGATTTCCACATTCCAAGCACATCAGAACACGCAATTACGGGGGCAGGTACACACGTTGTTAAATTGGGTGGTGCGCTATCCACAGACAGGTACGAAATTCAAAATTCAGCAGGTCAAGTAGCAACACGGGTTAGCGGAAATAACGACGTTTCATTTTTCAACACTTCTAGCGTCGCCTACACTGTTTTTGATTCGACACAGCAAAAAATGAACACGGCAATTGTAAACACAGGGTTAAACGGTACAGCTGTACAATATTCTTTAAATGTTTATTCGCGCAATAGTCAAAATTCAGGAATAGCCACCTTTAACAACCATTTAAACACAAGCGTTATTGATTTTCGACAGGCATCAGGACACGCGACAATAGACGTCAGAGACAATGCAGGGTCTTCTAAGATTTTTCTAGACGGTGGGACGGGTAAAGTTACTTCTAAACTGTTAGAGGTTAAAAACACATCGGCAGGCCCAAGCGAAAAAACTGTTAATATTATCGGCAATACTGGTTTACCATTTTTCAAGGTAATGTCAAACGGTAAGATCGGTGTCGGAACAACTGCAGATCCTACGGCTCAATTCGAGATAGCCACAGTGGGTGCTTTACCTGTTATTTTAGCCAAAAACACTAATACGGTATCGAATGCAACTGTAGAGATTGAACACACAAAAACAACTAGGTCGCCCGAGTTAAGACTAACTAACGACGTTGGCACTGAATTTGAAATAAGACAAAATAGCTCGGCTTATACAACCTTTTCAGGTCAGCCCGTGTTAGATTTTTCAGCAGATTTGGCCTTTATTAACGGTACAGACGAACTGGTTAACATTGACGCGGGAGGCGGACATATTAACGTAATTAAAGGTGACGTAGTAATCGAGACTGACACAAGTGGAATTATACTCGTAGACCGCGACGACGCTACAAATTACAGACTCTACGTAAACCTTGGCGTATTAAATATCGAGGCAGTTTAACAAAACAAATTCAACGAATTACAGTTTAATAGTCACGAACTTAAAAAATAATTTACATGACAATAAAATCCACAAAAAATGTTACGTTTAATAGCGGCGTGGCAGGAACAAGAGAAGGCATCTTAACGGGTGTTATTGAAAGCGTTTCTTGGGTTAATGACTTTAACTGTGTTGGCGCGAATTACTCCTATATTGACACAGAAGGCAAAAAGGTATTTACTGACGCTTTCACCGTTGAAAACGAAAAAATAGAAGAACTCTACGAAGCTATAAAGGGTTCCATTCCGCCAAATGGAACACATAGGGAAATCGAGAAAACTAAATTCTATCTTGCATTTATGTACGTTATGTCTGCTACGTTTGGCATTGAGTTGGAAGATATTGAACTGGTGAACTAATGGGAATAGATTTAATAATACAGTTGGTAATGGGCGGCGCAATTGCCGCCCTTGTCTACTTCTTAAAAGTGATTCATTCCGACGTAAGACAAAACACGAAGGACGTCGGAAAAAACAGCGGCAAAATTCAAGAGGTTTCCAACGAGGTTAAGCACGAAAAAGAGATGAGGCAAGTCCAATTCAACACCATAAAAGAAAGCTTAGACGAAATAAAAGAGCTAGTAAAAAAACCATGAAAAATATACTAAAATATATAAAAAGACTGATTTTAAGCGATTCTAGAGAGTCGTCTAAACGGGCTATAATGCTCTACACTATGCTGTTAATTACTTTTGTAGTGGTTGTCTTTACGACTGTATCAAACGCAATTATAATTTTAACGACCCTATGCAGTTTCGTTTTGGCTCTCGCAGGGGTTGCGACATGGTACAATAATAGACAGTCAAAAAATCAAAGCAATGAGTAAAAAAATTCTATTTATTTTCGGAGCGGGTCACGGAGGTATTAATCCAGCCAATGAAAAATATGTTACAGCGGGCAAACGTTCACCGAAGGAAAACGGTAAAACACTTTTGTTTGAAGGCGAAAACAACCGTAAAAACGTAGCTTTAATTGTTGAGGGAATGTTAAAAGCAGGACACGACGCAATTAATATTTTTGACACATGGGAGGACATATCTTTAACGGAGCGCACAAGACAAATTAACAAGCTTTGCAAGGCTCGTAATTGTGTTTTTATTTCTGTACATTCTGACGGCGCGGGAAATGGGCGCGATTGGCACAGTGCGAGCGGAATTAGTACTTTTAAATATACGCGCTGTTCTAAAAATTCGAATTCTTTAGCTAAGTGGGTTCACCAAGAGTTAACCTGTAATTTTTACGGAATTTCTAAGGATCGCGGTATTCGCTCTGGAAACTTTCACATGTTAAGAGAGACTAATTGCCCTGCAATATTGCTAGAATTAGGCTTTCACACGAATTTAGAAGAAACGAAACGAATGTTAACTGACGAATGGCGCAATAAGGTAGTTAAATCAGTAGTAGACGGCTGTAGTATTTACACAAACAATCTTTAAAAATGAAATATCTATTTTTTACGGCGTTAATAGCGTCGTTTTTTCTTACGTCTTGTGGATCTGCACAATTTCACATAAGCAAAGCGGAGAAACACACGCAAAAAGCCATCGAAAAAGGCGCTATTTTTACCAGCAGTACAGACACGGTAACAGTAAGCAACATCACTTACGACACAACCACGGTTGGCGATACGGTTTTCATAAGCTCAATAGAAACCGTAGTTAAAACGGTCACTGAAATGGGCGAAATTCGTTATATTTCCAAGCTGGACAAGAGGCGCGAATTCAAACTACAGAAGCAATTAAACCGATTGACAGAAAAAAACAAAAGGTTACAAGCTCGCTTAGATGTTAAGAATCAGCGTTATACAGAAAAAACAAAAAGAGTTAGTTTGAGAAATGAAAAAAAAAGTCGCTTCGATTGGAAAATTTTACCTATCATTGCGCTATTAACAATTAACATTTATTTATGGATAACAAGAAAGTAAGAAAATACTTATCAAATGAAGAAGCCTTGAAACTAGGCTTAACCCTTAAAACACCGCAAAAAGGAAGATCTAAAGCTCGCTACATAGTAACAATCGAACAAATAAAATCGCTGACAGCTACAGATGTTAAAACTATAAGTGCAACAGTTCCCAACGATTACAACGACGAAAAAATTGTTATGTCTGCATGGCGTAACGGTAGAAATATGAGTATTGACGAATATTGCGACGCCTACAATTTGCCACGTAAAGACATTACGAGTTACAAATTTATTTCGCACACTGGAACACCCCACTACAATATAGTTTTTAAAGAGAATATTTCAACTGAGGTTGAGCAATTTGATTTTGAAGGGTTAATTTCAAAGCACACGGAAAATTTAAAACCTGTAGATTTTGAACGGGATTTTTCAAGGTGTTTTACTCCACACGGAGACGGCGATTTTGACACGTTAACCTACACAGACGTACACGTGGGAATGGACACGGATAGTACGGGCAATTCAATGTACGCCGTTAAATGGAACAGGGAGGTTATTTTAGGCGAAGCGCGCAAGATGGTTCGTGAAACTTTGAGAACCAAAGAAAGCTCAACATTAGTTGTTGACGAATTGGGCGACTTCTTAGACGGTTACAACGCACAAACCACGCGAGGCGGTCACGCTTTGCCGCAGAACATGACAAACGAAGAAGCTTTTGATTGCGCTTTGGAGTTTAAATTGATCGTTTTAAGGGGGTTGGTTGCCCATTATGATAAAATACTATTCAACAACATTTGTAACGATAACCACGCGGGCGCATTTGGGTATTTTGTCAATTCAGCATTTAAGCAAATTGCAGAACGTTCTTACAGCAACGTAAACGTTAATAATTTTCGTCAGTTCATGAACCATTATTACATGGGCAACACTTGTTACATTCTTACACATGGCAAAGATGACAGGTCTTTGAAGTTCGGATTCAAACCTTTTCTAGACAGTAAAGGAATCGAAAAAATTGACCAATATTGTAAGCAAAACGAAATTTATAAGCATTGTTCTAAGGTTGTATTTAAAAAAGGAGATTCACATCAAGCACTTTTTGATATGTGTACAAGTGACGACTTCTTTTACTTTAACTATCCCGCCTTGTCACCTTCTTCGCAATGGGTACAGACTAATTTTAAGAAAGGTCGCAGGGGTTTTGTAAATGAAACTAGCAAAAACGGAAATATTGTTTTGAAAACAAATTTTATCTAAAACGATAACACACAGAAAACGAGAGGGTTGCAGTATTTGTAACCCTCTTTTTTGGGTTAAAAAGTATATTTTTATATATTTTTCATTGTAGATTAAAATAAGTTCATTAGATTTGTACCAACGATAAAACAAAACAGATGGAAATATTTACAGTACAGTACAAAGACCTTTTAATTGGTCACTTCGTATCTAAAGACGAAGCAGCAATAAAAACTTTAGAGCTTGACGGTGGTACAGTTAGCGAGAGCGTTTTAAATTGCGCCTATCCCTGTGAAGATTCTTTAAGGTGTGACACCGTAGACGGCGAGTTAGTTATTTACAACGAAGCAGACAGAGAGATTTGCAGAGTAGAAGTAGAGGCGAATCAATACGACGACAGACAGGAAGAATTTCACGAAAAGACTTACGGTTATGAATTGGGAAACGTGACTATTCACGGCAAAGAAGTTGACCGCTCTAAGCTTTCAGAAGGCTTAAAAAAGGAAATTCAACACCAAGCAGAAAATATTATCGAAAATCTAAACGAAAATTTACACAACGCATGAAAGCTAAAGATTTAGTAAGCGCATTTTTTAACGTCTCTAACGGCTTATATTTGCCCGACAACGAATACACCCCACCAAAAGGGTTAAAGCCTCTTAGAACGTCTAAAACGGTACAACCAACAAAACGAAATACTAATAGAAAAAAATAAAAAATGGCTAAAGACAAAAAGACAGTACAATTTTACGCAGATTGGCACGAAACTTTTAAGGCTCTTGACAATGAAACAGCGGGAAAACTGATTAAACATATGTTTTCGTTTGTTAATGATGAAAATCCAGTTTCAGAAGATCAGTTAATCAACCTTTTATTTATTCCCTTTAAGTCTACATTTGAACGTGATTTAGTGAAATGGAAGGCAACGGTTAAAGAACGTTCTAAGGCAGGAAGGGCAAGCGCAGAAGCAAAGAAAAAGAAAGCCGCTGAAAATCAACCAGTTAAGAAACAACAAAATCAACAAGTGTTAACAAGTGTTGATTTTGTTGAACAAACGCCAACAAAATCAACAGATAGGGATAGGGATAAGGATAAGGATAGGGATAAGGATAGGGATAGGGATAGGGAAGTAAAACAAGTTAAGAAGCCTAAAGCAGAAAAGGCTTTGCCTGTGCCTTCGCTCGAAGAATTTATTAAACACGCCAAAGAGCGCAAGTCAAATGTAAACCCAGAAGATGTGCGCCTAAAATATTTTTCTTGGAAGGATAACGATTGGAGTATCACGAGGGACAACAAGACAAGACCAATTTTAAATTGGAGATCAACACTAACAAACACAGTTAAATTTTTGGGAGTTGTTGCAATTAAAGAAAATAATAGTAACTTAGCAGACCCGCTAACGCAAGAAGAGGCAAATAGAAGGCGTTTAGAGGAAAAAAAAGCTAGTATGTGATGTTCGGTAAAGATTACAGGCTAAAGACGTTAAAAACAACATTGGCCATAAAGACCCGTGAAAAACAGAAGCTTGAAGAAGAGATAAAAGAGGTTAAACAACAGATTGAAAAGCTTGCGCAAATAGGCGACAATCAAACAGAATTATTCTAAAATGGACATAGTTAAGCAAGACGAAATAAGGGATAGAGTATTAGCATTGCACCGTAACGGAGGTGGCAAAACTTGGTATTGCGGTTACAAAAGTTTAGCTAAACACTATTCGGTGAAAGAGGGCGGCTGTACCGATTGGACGGGTTACGCAGGTTCGGGAAAATCTGAACTTCTTTTAGATATTCTTAAAAATCAGGCGTACTGGTATGGTCACAAGCACCTGGTACACATGCCAGACGCGGGAACTGTCGAGGAGGTTATAGGGAAGTTAATTCACAAATTGAGTGGTAAGCAGTTTGAGGAATTTTACTACAATGAACAGGGTGACAGGGTTTTGATTGAAGACAGGGTAACGGAAGCCGAAATAGACAAGTATCTACCGCTAGTGCTAGAGTCCTTTAAAGTCTTAGATCCTCAAACAAAGAACAATTCGAAGGCACTTACACCCAAAGAATTTTGGAAATTTGCAGTTGAAAAGAGGCACGAATATGGTATTTTTGGGGCTGTAATTGATTCGTGGAACTACATGCGACACGATACCGAGGGGTTCGCACGCGAGGATAAGTGGCTAGAAGATACTTTAAGTTTTCGAAACGAACTTGCGGAGCGTAGCAATTTACATTTTCACACAATTATACACCCTACAAAGGCACGAAAGGATGGGAGCGGCAAAACAATTGCTCCGGATATGCACAGTTTAAAAGGTGGTTCAGAGTGGGGAAATAATGGAAAAAGTATTATAATTGTCGACAGAGATTTTGAAAGCAATACAAGTGACATAATTATAGCTAAAGCAAAACCAAACATTGTAGGTATTCGTGGAGCCTGTAGCCTTTCTTACGATGTTAAAAAAGGTCATTATTACGAATTTGTTAACGGTCAAACCCTTTTCGCCAAACCTTTAGCCCCTGAACAACCCGCGATTAGCGCGTTAATCCCAAATGAAGAATTTTAAATTATGAAAATGTTTGTTGATTTCGCTAAGAATTACGACCACAAAGAAATTAGCTTTGAAAAGGTTGATTATACTTACGCTCATATTTTCTACAACGGTCAGCGCGTCGGACACTTAGAGAATCACACGGCGCACTTTGTTGTAGAAGTGTATTACAAAAGAATTACAGTTGGCAAGGGGAATAAAAAGCACGTTAAGCGCTTTATTCGTGACCATTGCGCATGGAATCAATACGAGCAATACAGCTTTGAACGTTTAGAGCGTAGGGGAATGAAGGTAAAAGGATAAATATACTTTAATATACATTTTCCATCAATATAAAAAATTAATTAATTACAAATCAAACAGTTAAAATGAAACACAACGAATACAAATTACAAAAAAGGGTTTGCAGTTACTTAAAATTGCAATATCCTAAAGCGTTTTTTCTATCGGATGCAATAAGCAACGTCAGACTAACACCGCAACAACAGCAAAGAAACAAATCTATCCAAAATAGAAATTTCCATTGCCCCGACTTGTTGATTTTAGAACCTCGAAACGGTTACGCTGGTTTGTTTATCGAATTGAAGATAAAAACACCGTTCAAACTTAACGGAGAAATCAAAGCAAGCCCAAAAGACCATTTAAAAAACCAGTTAGAAACGATTGAACGCCTTAATTCATTGGGTTACAACGCCTCCTTTCAATGGGATTTCGATAAAATCGTAAAATTAATTGACGATTATTTTAAATAAAAGTAAATTTTTCCATTGTCAAACCAAAAAGAGTAGTTACATTTACAAAAACAAATAATTAAAACAGATGAGAAAATTAGTAAAGATTCAAAGCGAGTTGAAAGCCGCTAAAAACCAAAGAAACAACTTTGGAAAGTACAACTATCGAAGTTGCGAAGACATTTTAGAATCGGTTAAACCGCTGTTAAAAGAAGCCGAATTATTCTTAGTTGTAACGGATAAAATCGTCCTTATCGGAGAGCGTTACTATGTAGAAGCAACCGCAACTTTGCACGGCGACGGCGAGCCGATTGCTTCAACTGCATTTGCGAGAGAGGCCGAAGATAAAAAGGGTATGGATTCGGCACAGGTAACAGGCGCAACATCTTCTTACGCCAGAAAGTACGCTTTAAACGGTTTGTTTGCTATTGACGATTCAAAGGACGTTGATACAGACGAACACCACAAGCAGACCGACGGAAATAAAGCGGCAACGAAGCCTAAAGCGAAATTAAACGAAGGGCAATTAAAGACGATTTGCGACGCTATCGAGGGCGGTAATGCTAAATATACCAAGAACAAGATAAAAAGCTCTTACGATTTATCTAAAGAGCAAATAGAGGTGCTTGACGCAGTTGTAGTCGGAACGCCAGAACCAACAGAACCAACAATAAAGGCGTAACCATGAACCTTAACGAAGAATTAGAATTTTTAAAAGGATTTATTCAGCTTAGTGAGGGTCAAGCAACTAAAAGAGACAATATAGAGGCCTTCTTAAATGAGGGTTTCTATACCCTCTTGGTCGATGCAGACTCAATGTTGTACAACGTTGTACACGCTCACAGGGAAAACGAATACGACCCAGAAGAAATGTACTTGGATTTTAACAGGCAAATTGACGCGGTAAAGCGGCAAATTGAAGGCGACGGTTGCGACGTTGAGGAGGTTATTGTTTTCTTTACAACGTGCCGTAAAAACTTTCGCAAAGCCTTACTACCAAGTTACAAGGCTAATCGTAAGCCAAACGAAATGATGCAAACGGTAAGCCTGTTTAAGGGTTACGCTATTCAGATGCTAGAGGAAGACTTTGTAGATGTTCGTTACAGTGATACGTTAGAGGCTGATGATCTAGTTAGCAATGAAGCTAAATTAATTAACAACGGTATAATTGTTTCGATTGATAAGGATTTAAGACAAATCAAAGGCGCACATTTCAACTACTACAAAGACAAGGTTAAAAGCGAGGACGGCAATACAGTCTTAGTGCCTTTTGAAACTCCTACAGGCTATCAAATAATGATTGAGAAAAAAGAGTTTCGCGGTTGGTCTTACACTACAGAACAGGAAGGCTTCGAACTGCTTTTGAAGCAATGCTTAGTAGGTGACAATTCCGACAATATTAAAGGCGCAAACGGTGTCGGAGAGAAAAAAGCGGAAAAATTACTAGAAGGAAAAAACAATTTTGGAATGATTAGAGCGGTTTACGAAGCTTATTCAATCCTATACGTAAAAGACTTAGAGTCAGACTTTTGGGAACAAACAACGCCAGCCAAATACAATAAACACAAAGGTGAAAAAGTAACCATCTTTGAAAAAAACAGACTTAAATTGAATATTTCTTTAATGAAACTTTGATTTAACGAAATAAGTTACGTACATTTGCATCATTAATAACAAAAACAAATAAATAAGCAGTATGAATTACACAGTAAAAGGAACAATTAAATCAATCACAGAGGTTGAAGTATTGCAAAGCGGAGCGGCAAAATTAAGCTACCGAATCGACACGGGAGAACAGTACAACAATCTTTGGGAGTTTGAAATTTACAAAGGAGTTGACCACTTGGAACACGCACACAATTTTGTCAAGTACAACAATGTAGGTGACGTTGTAGAGGTAGAATTTAACATTCGACCGCGTCTTTGGGAGGAGAAAGACAGGGTTTTCACAACGCTTTCGCACTGGAAATGCACAAAGCTAGAAGGTACAGCACCAACAAGCGAAGCGGCAAGCACTGAAAGCGCAGAAGACGACGACTTACCTTTCTAATTTGAAGTTTACAGATGTCGTTAATTGTCTGTTAAGTCGCAAAAATTGTTCCCTCACTATCACGAATGTTGGTGGGGGGACTCTTTTTATCGAGGATTTACACGCCTTTGTGAGGTTAGACGCTCATATCGTTCACGGTATAGCAGACAAAAAGAACAGTTTAAAGGCTAAAATGATTAAGGAAAATTTGTTATTTATCCTTAACGCCAAAGAGAGTAAGATGTTCGAACGTGGTGCGGTTGGTGTAAAACCAAAGAAAAAACGATAATTATTGAATTAAATTTGTTGGTTATCTAAAGTTTTAGTAAATTAGCCAGAACAAATAAATTTTAAGCCTATGGAATATTTAAAAGCCTTGGACAAACACCGTAAAGAATGGGTTAAATACCTTCGCAAAATGGGGGCAACCTCTGATGTTGAGGATATTATTCAAGATTCTTACCTAAGAGTTTACCAAGGTGGTTATGGTGGCCGTGTAATTAAAGACAACGGAAACGTTAACAAGACTTACTTTTGGTGCATTCTTCACACGATGTTTATTGCAAGCGTTAAAGCGAAGAACAAAGCTAAAAGTGTAGATTTTGAAGGTGTTAAAGGAATCTTAAAAGCAGAGGAAGCACAAGATTTAAAAGAAGCCGCAACGAATGTTGTATTTGCAAAAATGTACAGCGAAATAGCTAAACTCGACAAAGAAGGGAAATACCCCTTTAACAAAGAGCTATTCGAGCTTTATGTTTATGAAAATATGTCGATGCGAGGAATTAGGGACGAGGTTGGAATAAGCTTAACAAGTGTTTTCACTACCATTAAGAATTGCAAAGCGCAATTAAGCAGGGAACTAACAGAAGACCTCGAAGACCTGTTAAACGAAGATTACGAACTAATTTTACAGAATGACGAAAAAACAAGGCGTTAGAGCCGTAACGGACTTTCTAGTTATGAAAGCACAAGACACCGCAAGAGAGGCGCTAGCGGACAATGTAGACAAAGAAAAGCGCGATTATTTAATAACAAAGTCTGTAATTATTAGAGACTTGCTAAAAGACTTAAACGATGGGAAGTAGAACAAGGCTAACAAACGAAGAAAAAGCCGTAGGAATGACACTACAGCAGAAAAAAGACGGCGCAACAGTTTCGCAACTGAAAAAGACTGCGCGCGGTGAAAAATTCGTTTCTTTTGAGACTGATGAAAGTACCACGGGGGAATTTGTACCCTTAGAACATGAGGAATCGAGCGAAAACACAGTAGAGAAAACACAGGAGGACCTAAATAAATCCTTCGAAGATAATGCACCAAGCGGATTAGGCGACGTTGTAAACGCCGTAACAACTGTTACAGGGATAAAGGCCTTGGTTAAAATGTTTACGCCAGAAGGTGAAGACTGCGGATGTGAGGAACGGCGAAAGAAGTTAAACGAACTTCATTTGAGGGGTAAAAAGCCCTACTGTTTAGAGCTTGATGAATACAACTTTTTAAAAGGCTTTTTCGACTCTAACCCGTTCGAGGCCAACGCGAGCCAAGCGATGAAAATGCGAACTATTTACGCTCGTATTTTTAGAATGGACGTTTCACAGGTCGGGAGCTGTGACGGCTGTATGCGT